CGATAGGCACAAGTGCGACCGCATGGACCGGGACTTCACCGGCCTACATCGGTAACCGCTCCGCAGGTGACCGCGCCCTCAACGGCTACATGCAGCGTTTCGCCTTAAGTCCGAACAAAGGTCAATTTGATAATAAAACACAATGATCTATATAAAACTTTGGCTGTTATTTAATATGTTTTTATTAGCTTTATTCTTGACGAATTTTAATTAAGATGGAAATTAAGTTTCCTGAAAAGCTGCATTTTCTGTTAACCGAAGCGGCTACCTACAAAGTTTTGTATGGTGGTCGCGGTGCCGGTAAAACTGAAAATATAGCAAGGGCATTGATTATCCTCACTCGATCCAAACGATTGAGGGTTGCTTGTTTTCGTGAATTGCAAAAGTCGATTGAAGAAAGCGTTTACGAAACAATTAAGAATGCTATTTTCGATATGGGGCTTGAAGATGAATTTGAAATTCAAGCCAAAACGATAATCCATAAGAAAACCGGTTCGGAATTTCTTTTCCTTGGATTACGTTACAATATCAATTCTATCAAATCTTTGGCTCGTATTGACATTGGTTGGGTTGAGGAAGCCAACAACGTTTCCAAAGTATCTTGGGATAAATTAGAACCGACAATTCGCGGACGGCATGAGGATGACCCGAACGGCATGGGTGGTCCTTTCGGCAAAGGACCGGAGATTTGGGTTAGCTTTAATCCTGAATTGGATACGGATGAAACCTATGATCGCTTTATTGTTTGCCGCGATGCTTACGCGCCAGATTTTATAATTGATCGCAAGAGCGGCAAAGCAATTCGATATGCGTTTGTCGTCAAAGTCAATTGGTCGGACAACCCTTGGTTTCCCGAAGATTTGTACCGAAAAATGATCTTGCTGAAAGAAAAAAAGCCAGATGAATGGTTGCATGTTTGGGAAGGTAATACGAAGCAAACATTGGACGGCGCGATTTACGCCGATGAAGTTAAAAAGGTGCTGCTTGAAGGACGGCGCGGGAAAGTGCCTTACGATCCTTCGCGCCCGGTACATACATTTTGGGACTTGGGACACGATGACCACACTTCGATTTGGTTCGTGCAGCAAGTCGGTGTCGAGTATAATTTAATTCGTTATTTTCAGGATCGGTTGAAGAAAATTGGTTATTACTTAGAACATTTGCAGGAATGCAAATATGTTTACGGCAATCATTATTTGCCCCATGACGCCGATAACGAAACTCTGGCAAGCCGTAGCATTAAGAAAATCGTTAATGACGCTTACCCCGGAAAAGCGAAAATCGTACCTCGCATATCGAGAAAAGTGCTTGGCATTCGTGCGGCTCGGCAAATCTTCGATTTGTGCAATTTTGATGAAGCGAATACGGCTGACGGTTGGCAATGTCTTTGCCGCTATCAATATGAAATAAATGAAAACGGCTCATTCAGCCAAAATCCTGCCCATAATGAATATTCGCACGGTGCGGACGCATTTCAAACATTTGCATTATCATTGAAGTCTGAAACAGCTACCAAAAAGCATAAAGACCCTGAAAAAGAATTGACTGTTGTTCCTATTCGTCCTGCTTCAAATAGCTGGATGGCTTTTTAACATTTTATTTAAAGTAACAAGTCATGGCAAAAGAAACAGACGACGAAATTCTAAAAGAAGCGAAAGAGCGTTTTCGTATTTGCGAAGAATGGGAAGCGGTAGCCCGCACGCGATACGATTACGATATTAAATTTGCTAATGGCGATAGTCTCAATCTTTACCAATGGGATAGTGCCATCTTGTTGCAACGTCGAAATGCGTTGCAACCGTGTTTGACGATCAATAAGACACAACAGCACAACTTGATGATTATAAATGACGCCAAGCAGAACAAGCCGGGCGTTACGGTGCGTCCGGTTGGCGATCAAGCAACATTTGAAGCGGCGCAAATCTTTCAAGAGCTAGTGCGCCATATCGAGTACATATCGAACGCCGAAAGCGTTTACGATCATGCAACAGTGACACAGGTTGAAGGCGGCATTGGCTATTGGCGCGTAACGACCGAATTTATTAGTTCAAAATCATTCGATCAAGAAATAAAAATCAAGCGCATTAAAGACCCGCGTTCGGTGTATCTCGATCCTGATATAACGGAAGCGGACGGTTCGGATGCGCGTTATGGATTTGTGTTCGAGGATATTCCGCGCGATTTGTTTAACGAGCAATATCCGAAATTCAAAAATGAAGTCGGTTGGACTTCCACATTCGGAACACAGCCGGATAGCTGGAACAACAAACAAACTGTGCGCGTAGCTGAATACTACCGCAAGACACAAAAAGAAGATACGTTTGTTTACTTTAAAATACCCGATGACATGGAAGGTGCAGGAACAGAAATCGAAGATTATTACACCAAGCTTGCGCCCGAATTGAAAGAGCTTTTCAATGCGATCAAAAAGCGCGAAGCTAATATGCCTGAAGATATGCAGACATATCGTGAGCGTGAAGTTCTGACGGATGATATTGTTTGGTACAAGATCGCTGGCGACAAGGTTATTAAAAAGACGAAATGGCTTGGCAAGTATATTCCGATTGTACGAGTTGTGGGCATTGAAACGATTATTGACGGCGAGTTAGACCGCAAGGGGCATACGCGCGCCCTTATCAACCCTCAACAAATTTATAATTACAATAGTTCGGCTAACGTCGAATACGGCGCATTGCAAACCAAAGCACCTTGGCTTGCGCCTGCCGCTGCAATTGAAAACTTTGAAGAATATTACCGCACGGCAAACCGCGTCAATCATAGCTATCTGCCGTACAATCACGTTGACGAAGATGGAAACCCAATTCCGCCTCCGTCGCGTCCTGCCGCGCCGCAAGCATCGTCTGCTTATGTTGAGCAATTAAAGATTGCACAAGACGAAATGATGATGGTGAGCGGCCAATATCAGGCACAAATGGGCGAGAATGAAAATGCTAAAAGCGGTGTCGCAATTAATGCTCGCCAGCGTCAAGGTGACCGCGCTACATATCACTTTGTCGATAACCAAGCTATCGCTATTCGTTTCACTGGTAAGATACTTATTGATCTTATCCCAAAGGTCTATGACACAAAGCGAGTGATCCGCATTGCAGCGCGCGACGGAACGATAATGAATGTAACCGTTGATACCAATGCGCCGCAGCCGTATCAAAAAGTTGGAAGTGGTGATACGACCGACAAGAACAGCGACGTTGTTGATATTATCTTTAACCCGGCTGTCGGTCTGTATGATGTTATCGCAGATACGGGACCGAACTTTGCAACCCGCCGCATGGAAGCGTTCAATGCACTGACACAGATTGCGGCGAATAATCCAGAGTTCATGCACATTGCCGGTGACATTCTGTGGAAGGTTGCCGACTTCCCCGAAGCGCAAATATTGGCGGAACGTTGGCGCAAGATCATTCCGCCGAATATCACAGGCGATAGCAAGGTTGATCCGCAAACCGAACAATTGATGCACCAAGCATCCGACAAGATACAAGAATTGCAAGGGCAATTAGCCGGGTTGATTAAGCAGGTTAAGGACAAAGAACAAGAGATAGAGATTAAGGCAATTGAAGCCGATACGAAACGACGTATTGCCATCGCGGAACAAGCCCGCTTGGATTATGAAGCGGAAACCAAGCGATTAACCGCGCTCGGCAATTCGGGACCGGCTGTGAGCGTGGAACAAATTCAGCCGATGGTTAAGCAATTAGTCCGTGGTATGCTGAATGCCGGGGAGCCGGGGGCGGGCGAAATCGAGCTAAAAGGACCGCACGAAGGCGGGACACCGGCAGGCGGGGAAAATCTAATGGGCGAGGCTCCCAATGGGCACGAAAGCGGTCTAAACGAGGGGGAGGAACCGCCCGTCGAGGGGGCGAAACGCGCGCCCGATGGTCAGTGGTACGTGGATGATCCGAACCGTCCCGGAAAGTTCCTTCAGGTGCAACCCGGTAGCTGAGAATGTCCGATATAGCCTATACCGATGACGGCGTGCCGTATGATCCCAATGTGGGCTACAATCCGTTGTACCCACAAACGAAGAAAGACGACACGCCGCAATATGCGTTACCGGTGGAAGCACCGAATTTTGAACAGCCTAGCATTGAACAAAAGATGCAGGCTATTCAAATACGCATACCGCAAAAGAAAGAGCCGACGTTAAAGCCGGTCGATCATAACCCGTTTGAGTTTGAACAAACGCCCGCACCGCAAGGAACTAACATTATCGACAAGTTGGCGGGAACAAACGGTGTTGAGCGTTATCAGACTTGGCCGGAAAAAATAGTCCGCGAAGGCTTGGATGCTCCGCACAAGGCTTTGACAACGGGATTTGTGCCGGGCAGTAATGAGGAAATCGCGGGCGCGCAAGCAATCGCTGGAATTTGATAAATTTGTTAATTGGTGGAATAAATTTACGCCTGCTGAAAAAGAAAGAACTTTAAAACATGCAGATTTGATACCTGAAAGTAAAGTTCACTACATTGACATTCCGCAATCTTTAAAAGATACTGCGGTGCGTAAGGGTTTCCCGCTGTTTTCGACGGGCCTTGTCTTTACTCCGGTTGACCACGATCCGTTTCAGGATCAAGAAGTTTTAAATGGGAATGCGACGTAATTTTAATTTTTAATTTTTGGATTGCCCTATGACCATGAATTTAACCACGCCGCGTCATATCCTAATTGAGAAAACAGCCGGTGAAATCGCCGCTTGCTTTTATGAGCAAGGGCGTTCGCTTGGCTTGAAATCGAAATATAAGAACGCACGAGCATACGCCAAAGCGAATTTAGAAAAGTTCGTGCCGAAGGCTACGGAAATTCTCATTGAAATGTTGGGGCGTAATGACATTTCCGAAGTAATGAAGCAAGAGATTTACGCTGCGGTCATAGAACGCGCGCATGATCCAGATTTAGTGATCTTGGACAAGCCGAAAGATAATGTCGATAGCGCAATGAAAGTTATTCGTGCAGCAAGTAATTTAAAGTTTGATATTAGCAATAAGGGATTAGATCATTATGGCGAAGAAAAATAAGCTTGGTGCTGCGGTCAGCAAACCGGTTCCGGTGAAGATTGTTCCTAATTCTTCCGAGCCTTATACCACGTCAAAGGCTGACAAGGATCGCGAAATGCGTTATCGCGCTGAAGATGCGCTACGGGACATTCAGCGTGCGGAAAAGCACAAGAAAGATGGCGCATTGATGAAGTGCGTTAAACAGCTTGCGCAAGAACAAATGGACGGCTTAAAACAGTTTGCCAAAAAATGAATTTGATTTGTATAGACAGCAATTATTTTGGTGTTGCTTGTGTTATACAAAACGGTGTTTGCATTCGTGCGGCTGATATTGTAAAATATATGATCGGTTGGACCGATAAAAGAATTTTACGATACGCTGCAAATAAGCGATGGATAGCGTATATCAATTATGAAATACAACAATAAAGAACTAGGTGAGTTATCTGACGATGAATTGCAATCCGCGAAAGCGGATATGCGACAGCGTTTGAGTGCGTATCATGAGAGACTGTCGCAGCATCCAAAATTAGAAAAGCTAAAACCCAAGCCGGAACCGAACCCGGCTTTCCTTCAACTTCAAGCAGCAATTGATACTGAAATTAATAATAGAAAGGCAAGCAAATGAGTGAAAAGACAGCGGCAGAAATCGTCAAAGAACAACGCGAGCGTATCAAGGTAACGTCAGTTACCGTTGACGATCCAGATACGTCTAAAATGGAAAATACCGAAACTGAAAATCAGGAAGCGGAAGTTACCGCCGATGATGAAAATAATGATGCTGAAAGTATCGAAACTACGACCGAAGCGGAAGCGCAAACTGAAGTTGAAGAAACCGAAGGCGAAGTTGAAGCTTCCGAAGAAAAGCAAGCCGAATTAGAAAAGGCTAAGAAAGAAGCCGCAACTAAGGAAGAAAAAGATAAAATTCAGCGCCGAATTGATCGCGAGGTTGCAAAACGCAAGGCTCTTGAACAAGAAATAGCCGATCTTAAAAAGAAGCTGGAAGCGCAACCCGACAAAAATCTAACTGAAGAAGAAGTTGAGAAGCGCGCCGAAGAAAAGGCGAATGCGAAGAACGCTGAAAAAGAATTTGTCAATGCTTGCAATCGACTTGCCGAAGCTGGCACCAAGCTTGACGACAAATTCAACGAAAAGATACAAGATTTGGCGGAAGATATCGGTCCTATCCCCGGCATGATGATTGGTATTTTGGACGATCTTGAAAACGGTGCGGCTGTTCTTAAACACCTAACCGAAGATCACGATTTAGCCGAAAAAATCTACGGTATGACACCGGCTAAAATGGGCGTCGAATTGGCGAAGTTAGGAAGCAAAATTGCCAAGCCTGCTGCAAAACAGATTTCCAAGGCTCCTACCCCGCCGAATAACTTAGGCGGTGGTTCACGCAAGTCTAACATTCAGCTAAACGATAAAATGTCGGACAAGGAATGGATCGAGCGTAGAAATCAACAGCTACGCGAAAAAGGCAAGTTTCAGTTGCTTTGATCCTAAATGGACGCCCACAAATGCCCGGTTAACAGCCGGGCATTTTAATTTTTGCTGTTTACAAGCTGTCTCAAATAATGTAGGCATAATGAATTAGCGCCTTGGTCCGCTTTATTGGCCCTGATTGATTTTAAAGCCCCTGCGGTCGGCTTAAAGGCCCTGACGCTTCGTTCAATCGGTCGGCTTCAAGCACCGGCTAACAATCTCAAAACCGATTTTTATTGCGCATTTGCGCTCGTATTTTAAGGATTTTTAGCTATGGGTAATTCCCTTTTAACTATCGACATGATTACGCGCGAAGCTGTGCGCCTTTTCAAAAACTCCAATCTGTTTATTCAGAACATTGATACACAGTATGACGGTTCTTTCGCCGTAGACGGCGCTAAGATCGGTCAAACGCTTCGTATCCGTCTGCCGAATGATTACGTTGTGAACGATGGCCCTGCGATGCAATTGCAGGATACCAACGAACAGTACACAACGCTGACTGTTTCGAGCCAAAAGAACATTGCCGTTCCGTTCACTACTGCGGAGCGTACAATGGATTTGGACGATTATGGCGAGCGTATTATGGCTCCCCTTATCAATAACCTTGCTGGTAAGGTTGCGCAAAACGTGATGGACGTTGCCGAAGATGCTTGTAACATCACGTTCAACACCGATGGCAACGGTACACTGATTAGCCCGACTTCGGAACAGTTCTTAACCGCCAATGCTATTCTTGACGACAACTCGGCGGATCAAATGAACCGTAATGTTGTCAATGATCCTACCACGGATGCGCGCACAACTGTTTCTATGCAGGGCTTGCTCAATCCTTCGTCGGAAATCAGCGAACAATGGCGTAGCGGTCAGATGAAGTCGGGCCTTGGCTATCGCAAGTGGTTCCGCGATCAAACCGTTATCAAGCATACGGTTGGTTCGTTCTCCGCTGGCGGTGCGGTTAATGGTGCCGGTCAATCCGGTTCTTCAATCACTGTTACTGCCATTACCGGCACACTGAAGCGTGGCGACATTGTTACGTTTGACGGTGTGAACGCTGTTAACCGTGTTACAAAGCAATCGCTCGGTACGCTTCGTCAGTTTGTTGTGACGGCGGATTGCGCCGCTGGTGCAACGCAAATTCCGATCTATCCTGCATTAACTCCGGCTCTTAACGGTAACGATGTTCAATATCAAACCGTTGACGCTTCTCCGGCTAACAATGCTCAAATGAGCTTGGTTATTCCGGCGAATACGGTCTATCGCAAGTCGCTCGCCTTTGTGCAAAAGGCGGTGACGATGGCAACCGCCGATCTTGTGTTGCCGCGTAAGGCTGTCGAGGAAGCGGGGCGCGCGGAATACGACGGAATTTCCATGCGCGTGCTGACTGACTACCTGCCCGGCACCGATCAACTGGCGACCCGCGTTGACGTGCTGTTTGGTAAAAAGACGCTTCGCGGCGAATGGCTGTGCGCCGTCGCGGACAAGATTTAATTTAAATCTTGAAACGGTTCCCCGGTGCGAGTTAGGATCAAACCCTAATCTCCTACCGGGGAATTAATTTTAAATTTTTCATTTAAAGGAATTGAGTTATGGCTACTGACAAAGATGACGGTAAGAAAGAATATCCGAAGGCGATTTACGATAAGGATAAGCATGAAGGCGGCAAGCTTATCGCCATCGTAAACTCGAAAGAGGAAGAAGATGCACTGAAGGGTAAAAAAGGTTGGGGCGGTAAACCTCAAAGCTAGACGCTAATAAGGGGTTTGGCCGATGACAACCGCCCGCGACATTTGCACGCTTGCGCTCAAAGAGGCCGGTGTGCTTGGCGTCGGCCAAACAGCCTTAGCCGAAGATATAAATGATAGTTACACGTTACTTCGCCGCATGATGGCAGGTTGGCAACGCAAGCGATGGATGATCCCCAATCTGACCGATGTTTCGTTACAGCTAACCGGGGCGCAAACCTACACGATTGGACCGGGCGGGGATTTTGATTATCCGGTTCGTCCAAGCGAGATTAAAGCCGGTTACATCATTCAGAACACAATCGGCCCTTACCCGGTGAGTATGCCATTAAAGCCGATCTTTTCGTTTGAAGATTGGGCGTATCAGATCGCGCTTAAAACGCTTCCAAGCCTCCCGTATTTGTTCTTTTATGAAAACAATCGGGACGCTAATAATCGCGGCACTATTCACATTTGGCCTATTGGTGATAGCCAATACACCGCACATTTGATTATTCCGGCTGAAATCGCATTTCCAAATTCAACCGATACTTTGGACAGCGAATTTGATTTGCCGGAAGAATACGAAGAAGCGATACATTACAATTTAGCTTTGCGCTTGATAAGCATGTATCAAACGCAAGCAACTAAATTGCAAATTGCATTGGCGAAGTCGGGACGCGAGTTGATCCGTCAAAACAATACACAAGTTCCTGTTATGACAATGCCAGCTGGTTTGTCACCGGGACGTGCATTCAATATTTATAATGCTGACGGCTACTAATTGTGGGCATTTGAATTTTAGTATTGGAATTAAGCTTTGCGCATTCCGTTAATCGGCGCGGCCTATCAGGGGCGTAGTGTCATCGCGAGCGGACAGCGCGCGGTTAACCTGTACGCTGAAGCCAACTCCACGCCGATTGCGCAATACAGCTATTCGATGGATTTACAGGCTCCTACGCCTGTTACATATTATCCCACTCCCGGTACAGTATTTCAAGCACAAGATATTAACAATCAAAATCGTGTGCGCTGTATCTATCGCACGTCAAAAGGAACGTGCTTTGTCGTCATTGGAACGACGGTTTATTTCTATTCCAATGCAAATGCGCTTGTTTCGGTCGGCACAATTACGGATAGACCGTCGCAAGTTTACATGGCGGATAACGGCTCTGTTGTTGTGTTGGTGGATGGTGTTGATGGCTACGCCATTGACATGGCGACAAACACATTTGCACAAATTGTCGATCCATCGTTTTATTCCGCTGATTTTGTATTATTTTTAGATACGTTTTTTATATTTAATAGGGCTGGCACAAATCAATTCTTTATTTCATTGTCACAAGCCAGCTTCGGAATGCTGACAAATACCGGTGTTTCGGATGGAACGATTGTTGCCGGTTCGCTCTATACGGATGGAAATTATTCTAACGTTGCTTTGACCGGTGGAAGCGGAACCGGAGCAACAGCTAACATTACGGTTGCTGGTGGTGTCGTTACCGTAGTCGATATTACGAGTGGTGGATATAACTACGCTGTCGGCAATGCCTTGTCTGCCAATGCGGCCGATATTGGCGGTACAGGTTCCGGTTTCACTTATACCATTACGACAACTGAAACAGGTTTTGATCCTTTAGACATTGCCGCAAAATCCGGTTCGGCCGATCCGATTGTTGCTATTGCAACTGTGCATAAAGAATTGTGGTTAATCGGAGAATTGACAAGTGAAGTCTGGATTGGCACCGGAGCGGCGGATTTCTTTTTCCAGCAAGTGCAAGGTGCCTACATTCAGCATGGTTGCGCGGCGCAATATTCGGTTGCTTGTCAAGACGTGCTTGTATTTTGGTTGATGCAAGATCGCGAAGGACATTTATTAGTTGTTCGTGGTCAAGGCTATGACGTAGCGGAAATTTCAACGCCGCGTATTATTGAAGAATTTCAAAGTTACGCGACTGTTTCGGACGCCATAGGTTTTTGTTTTCAAGTGTCCGATCATGCGTTCTATTGCTTGACGTTTCCAACGGCGAATAAAACGTGGCTGTTTGATTTGAAAACCGGGCGTTGGTGCGAATGGGCATGGATGGATGAAAACGGAAACTTAGAGCGCCATCGCGCGAATTGTGCGGCGTTTGTCAATGATAATAATATCATAGGAGATTGGGAAAACGGAAAACTTTTAAAACTTGATCCTGATACCTACACCGACGAAGGAAGCCCGATTACTCGCATTAGAACAATTCCTCACATCATTAAAAATGGTGAAAGAATAACGTATCAGCGATTTATAGCGGACATGCAGGTAGGGACTTACGATGACCAAAACGACGATCCTCCAATGGTTTCTTTGTCATGGTCTGATGATCGCGGCGTTTCTTATGGAAATCCAATTGAACAATCGCTTGGGAGCCTCGGTGATTACTTAGCTCAACCCTCTTGGAATAGATTGGGAATGGCGCGTGATCGCGTCTTTAAATTGCAATGGTCCGCACCGATGAAAACAGCTTTGAACGGTGCATTTATTGAATACAAAGGGGCGAAATCGTAATGGCTTTCCGTATTCCAAATATGTTTGCTCCGCTGGTCAATAAGATAACTGGCGTGATCGTTCCGCCTTGGAATAGTTTTTTCCAACAATTCACCAATCCGGCGCAAGCGATTTCCGACATAGCGGTTACAGCATCGCCCTTTCAAATTCAACAAAACGATATAGGGCATTTTTTAGTTTCAGGTGGTACGGTATCTGCAATTAAAATTATTCGCGGCAAAACTACAATAACCGTCGCTACCAATACGACCAATCCTCGATTAATTCCTATATCGCTTGGCGACACATTAGAAGTGACTTACACAGTTTTGCCCACAATTAAATTTATTCCACAATGGGGTTGATATGAAACCGTCCGAGATATTTACATCGCCGCGTTTTAAAGATGATCTGGAACGCCATTTCCAACCTGATTTCAAATTGCCTGAAAATTTGCAAAATTTGCTGAATAAATTGGACAATCAAAATGAACGAACTTGCGTTGAAAACGCTGCTAACTGATTTATCAACTCGCGATAAGGTCAACATTATCGAAAGCGAGTTGAAGAAATTCGATCAACTGGAATTGGAAGTTAAACACTACTTTTCACTTGACGTATATGTGCGGGAACTTTACATTCCGAAGGATACGATACTTGTGGGCAAGATACACAAGTACACGAATTTGAATATAATGACCAAAGGTGAATTATCGGTTTTGGTCGGTGATGAAGTTCAAAGGGTGAAGGCTCCATTTAAGGTCATTTCACCGCCCGGCACGAAACGAATTGCTTACGCGCACGAAGATACAATTTGGATGACGATTTTAGGAACTAGCGAAACCGACGTTGCTAAAATTGAAAATCATTTTACCGCTGAAAGCGAACAAGATTATATTCAATTTTTAGCTTTGAAAGATTGCAAAGATGAAGTGCTTTCAGGACAACTTGAATGTAGCTGATTTTAAAGACAGCTATTATTGCAATGCTTTTGTCGCGACGGCAATTGTCGGAAGCGCCGTTATCGGTGCCGGTGCAAGTATTATCGGTGCGAATAAAGCCGCAAGTGCGCAAGAACATGCAGCGGATACAGCGGCTAATACGTCGCTGTCCATGTATAATACGACACGCGGCGACCTAGCGCCGTATCGTGATATTGGTCAAACCGCTTCCGACAAGCTGACTAATCAACTCGATTTTTTAACCTCGCCTATTAAGATGGATCAAGCTACGCTTGAAAAGACACCGGGTTATCAATTCACCAAAACACAAGGTTTGAAGGCTGTTCAAAACAGTGCGGCGGCGAGAGGTTTGGGCGTTAGCGGCGCGGCGTTAAAAGGTGCATCGGCATTTGCTACCGGGTTAGCCGATCAAACGTATCAAAATCAATTCAACATGGAAAACGTCAATCGCACGAATGCCTATAGCCGTTTGCGTGATTTGGTCGGTGTTGGCGAGAATGCGTCGGCGCAAACTGGCGATGCTGGATCGAAAGCGGCCAGCACAGCGGCGAGCGCACAAATCGGCGGGGGCAATGCCGCCGCTGCTGGCTATAACGCTATTGGCGGTGCAGTGAACAATGCCGCCAATAATATCGGCGGCTATTTCGCTTACAAGGGCCTGTATGGTGATAACGGGGGCGGCAGTTCTAGCGTTCCGTTACCGCCTGTTGACCCTCGCCCGGTTTAAAGGATTTTAGCTATGGCCGAAGTCGATACGAGTTCTTATCCGAAACCGCAGCAAACCAATTTCCTCGATACGGCTGGAAAGTATCAAGGTTTGGCGCAAGGCGCGGTGACGTTAAACGCTCAAAAATTGCAATTGATGAACGGTCAATGGCAAACGTTGGCAAGTGAATTGTCAACAATGGCGAATGATCCGAATGTAACAAAGGAACAAGCAGCGGGGCGTTTAACAAGCTTCGCCAAGATGGCGAATATTCCGCAACCGATGATCGACAAAGAATTAGCGGAATTGCAAAATTCGCCTGATGTTACATCATGGGCGAAAACGAATTTAGTGCGCGGTCAATCAGCAATGGATCGCGTCAATTTGTTGTATGGTCAACAAAGTTATGTTCAAACCGGCCAAGGCATCCATCCGGTATTGCAAGGCCCTATGGTTGGCGTCAAGCAAAACGGTCCAACTATTCCAGTACAACCGCCGCCAACGGCTGAAGTTGTTGACCAAAATTCCGGCCAAAAGCGAATGCTCGGCACGCAACCGGAGCCAAATGTTCTGCCGCCCTCGCCTTCCGGTAATTATAATCCAGCGCCGACGAATAAGTTAGGCGGTGCGGTTCAAGCGCCGCAAACGAGCGGTCCAACCGGTCCCGCAACGTCCATGTCGCCAATGTGGGAAACAGGACGCCAGCAATTCGTTGCTGCGCAACAAAAAGCAGCCGAAAAAGTAAACGGGCTTCAACCGTTAAAATTAGCGATGCCTATGCTCGAAACATTAAACAGTGGCCCGACAACTGGTGAATTTACTAATTTAGTAGCTACGTTGAAAGCGAACAACATTCTACCCACAAATATAAACGGCGATGATCCGACGGTAGTTCGTCAAGAAGTGAATAAATATTTAAATCAATATATTTCAAGGAACGGATCGCGTTCTGATAAAGAAGAAGCATTGAAAGAGCAATCCAATCCAAATCCTGGTGTTCAAATCAATCCTGGTCTTGCTAGAATTGCTAAGAATGTTGCCGCTATGGATTTAATGGAAATCGCTTTACCTAAATCATTTAAAAATGGTGATTATTCCAAATTTGGTAATTACGCTTCTACTTATCAAAACGGTTTAGACATAAACGCTTTCAAAGTGCCGTTTATGAATGATAAAGAAAAAGCAGCTTTATTTGCCGATATGAGAAAAGGTGTTTCAAAAGACAAGAATGGAAATTTAATAGGCCCCGCCAATAAATTAAAATTTTGGCGTTCTTTAAGTTTGGCAGATAAAGCGATTGACCCGCAGGGGCAATGATGGATTTAAGTTCTTTAACTTCAGGCCCTTTACCGGACGATGAACAATTAAATCGTCCTAGTTATTTTCGCGGCAAATTAAATTTTGCTGGCGATCAATATAATTTCGGTACAGGTGGTGCGGGGCGTGGTTCAATTCCCTATGGTGATTATCCGATAACGCCTAATGCGATCGGTCCCTGGGGACGAGCGCACGGCGCGATTGGAATTAATGATAATGTGATACCGGATGCGAAAATAGGCGATACAAGGCGCGGTATTGAATTGCACGCAGGTACAAATCCTGATTTGATTACGCAAGGTTGTGTCGCTATTGCTGGCGATCAATGGCAGCAATTCCGTCAAAAAGTAATGCAGCACATTAATGACGGCGAAAAACTAACTCTACATATTGGCAAAGACGGCGCGCAAATTTTAAACGCAAAGGGGCAAGATATGGCCCAAAACGACAATATAGATATTGATGCTTTAACTTCTAAATATAATAACACTGGTAAAACTGCCGCGCCTGCCGACAATATCGACATTGACGCTTTAACTTCTAAATACAATGCGGCTCCTCAATCGCAACAATCGTCTGTTACTCCAAATGTTGAACCCTCGAAACCGGAATTTTGGCAAGGCTATAACGATCCATCAATTGTAAATGGGGCCATACCTCGCGTCGGCATTGGAATTATGCGCGGCGCGAAAGACGTTTTGGATACAGGTGCGCACGGTTTAGCGAATGCTACTTCTTATGTTGCCGGTAAACTTTTGCCTGAAGAATACGCCAAGCCTATCCAACAATCTGCCGCAGATACTATAGCTAAAGATAAAATGTCTAGTGCAGAATATGAAAAAGAATACGGGAATTCGCCTGCGGCCAATGTTGGACGTATAGGCGGTCAAATTTTAGCAACTTCCCCTTTGATGCCGGTAAAAGCATTTTCGGCTATTGACGCGGCAGCGGGCGCTTTACCGGTCGCTGGCAAGGCCGCTCCTTTAATAAATCGGCTCGGCGCGGCGGTCGGCAAGGGTGCTACGGGTGGCGCAATATACGGTGCTGCCACATCGTCTCAAAATGATAAAAGTTTAGCTGAAAACGTCGGGGAGGGTGCGATTACAGGCGCGCTCACCGGCCCAGCCGTCGAAGCCGCAGCGGGTGCAGCCAAAGGGATCGGCGGTAAGATTGTGGGCACTGTTTCGCCCACTCGTGCTAAATTGGCGCAACGCGCAGAACAGCTAGGCATTCCTGTTACAGCATCGCAAGTTTCGACAAGTCCGTTGTTGAAAAAATACGATCAAATAAGCGGAATGATGCCGTTTTCAGGCGCGCAAGGTGTCAGTGATAATCAATTAGGATCATTTACTAAAGCAGTATCTAAAACATTTGGTGAAGATGCTGATGAAATCACTCCTCGATTAATAGCTTCCGCTCGAAAGAAAATTGGTTCTGAAATAGAAGCTGTTGGCAAAAATTCGACCATAAAAGTTGATCCTCAATTTCAAACAGATATTACAAAAATTGTTAACGATGCTCTGGGAACTTTACCTGAAAATGAATTACAACCAATAAAAACTCTTATAAAAAATATTTCCGATAAAGTCGATCCTAATGGAAACATTTCAGGAGAAGCTTATACATCGTTGACCAACTACAAGGCCACATTATCAAAAGCGCAAAATAGTACAAACCCTAATATCCGTAATGTGGCAAACGAAATTCGCAATGCACTAGATGATGCTTTGACACGTAATATATCCCCACAAGAAAAACAAAACTTGTTAAACGCTAGACGCAAATATAAAAATTTGATGACAATTAAAAGCTTGGCTGAAGCTGACGAAGAAGGTCAAGTTAGTCCGCTTCGATTGATGCAAAAAGTTATGAAAATGCCGGGAGGTAAATTAAATTCTGGCGAGCTTGGCGAAATTGCAGATATAGGGCGTGCTTTTTTCAAGCAACCTGCGGATAGCGGCACTCCGCTAGGTGAATTTGTAATGCAAAAGGTGGCCCCTACGGTGCATAGTCCGATCACGGCGTTAGCCGCTGCGGCTGGCGCGCTTACCCAAGGTGCGACTTTTGGAACAATGGGCGAAGGCGCTTTAGCTCTTGGCACTAATCGTCTAATGCGATCTGCTGTTAACAGCAAGTTTGTTAAAGATAGTATAATCAATTCAAGTTTAGGTAAAACTCACGGCACGATTAATAAATTAGCTAATTCTGTTGTTCCTTATTCATCGGCTTTGGCTAAACCTAGAAATCCTTTAGTTATTAGCGATCAGAAAAATGAAAAATAGTTTTAATTAAATTCCATACGAAAGTTATTATCACTACAGCTATTAGTAATTTCCAGTTCACTGAATTTCTAAAATTAATTGCTACGATAAGCCATAAGGTCCAAAAAATGAAAAGCTTTTCGCGTTCGCTCATTTTGGGCATTTTATATTCCGTTCTTATTTTAAATTTGATCCTCGATCCGGCCCTTGCGCAAACTGCGTCGATCCTGCCGCAAGCCGAAACACAATTTTTAGATAACAACGGCAATCCGGTTTCGAGCGGCACGGTTGATTTTTATATTCCAAACAGTAGTACGCGCAAGACGACATGGCAAGACGCATCCATGTCAGTTGCCAATACCAACCCTGTTACACTAGACGCCGCTGGCCGTGCATTAATTTATGGCTATGGCACTTATCGACAAGTTTTGAAAGATAGCAGCGGTAACGTGATTTGGGACCGTGTTACCAATTCGTATTCAATTCCAAACGGTCAAGTTACAACTGGCGATGGCGATGCGGTCGGTACGGTTAAGCCTTGGAGTGGATTAGTCGCTCCAAATCAATATGTGTTTGCATACGGTCAAGAACTTTCGCGAGCTACATATTCAGACTTACTTTCCGCAATAACTTTAACTCAAAATTTCAATTGTACGTCTGGAAGCAATGTTGTCTCTGGGATTTCAGATACAAGTCAAACACCTATCGGTGCTGATATTGAAAGTTCTTGTTTTTCTGGAACCGTTACGGTTAGTTCAAAAACTTCTACAAGTTATACTGTTTCTGCGAATGCCATTATTACTTCAAGCGGAGTTAGCGGTACAGTATTTGCTTTTGGTAATGGCAATGGGACAACGACTTTTAATGTTCCTGATTTACGTGGGCGAGTTTTGGCTGGTCGGGATAATATGGGCGGCATTGCGGCATCGCGTTTAACTTCAACATATTTTGCGAATGCTTCAGCGATTGGCGCTTCCGGTGGCGCTCAAAGTCATACTTTAACCAGTGCTGAAATTCCAGCAACTCCTTTAACTATCGGTAAGATTAGCTTAGGAACTATAAACGTAAATGGCGGAACCAATATTGTTCAATCAGGTGCAACTGGTAACGCTTTACAAGGCGGTGCAACAAACTTCGGCAATACAAATCTATCTGTTACAATTCCTGATTTTACACCTAGCGGAACTGTAGCGGGCGGTGGCGGCGCGCATTCAATTGTTCAACCGACAATTACGTTAAACTACATAATCAAAGTTACTCCCGATAGCACTGGATTAGCTGCGGCTGGTGTTCAAAGTATTAATGATATGGCCGGGACTGTCGTTTGCGACAATTCGCTTACTTGCGCCCCTATTGCAACTGTTAACACGATTGGATGCACTAATAGCGCAACCGGTCAAACAGGCTGTGTTAAACCCGATGGCAGTACGACAACAGTGTCCCCTGATGGCACAATCCACGCCATAACTGCGTCAAGTTCGCTTGTCGTCGGTGCAAGCCCGATCACAGGCGGAACTTCAGGGCGAATTGAATATAATAACGCTGGTGTGTTGGGTGAACTTCCGACCGTCGGTTCTGGCAATGTTGCGTTGAGTTCGGCAATTCCAAATGTACCTATCGAAGCATATGGCGGTGGTTGCTCAGTTAGCGATAATACTTCAGCATTAATAGCGGCTGCTGCGAGTTCAACCGGACCCGTCAACGTCCTTTTCCCCGGTAATTGTATTTATACATTCCGTCAAGCCGACGCCATAATTTTTAATAAAGGCGTAACTTTGGAGGGCATGGGTGTAGGTGTAACCGAATTAAACTTTCTTCCTGCAAGTGACGGTACATTTTTAAACTGGCAAGCACCAGTCGCTTTTAACTTTGAGTTTGGCGGTGGTCTGCGCAACTTATCGCTCATTTCTACCGCAAGCACTCACACCAAAATAATGGTGAAAGAAGCCGCATTTTCCAATTTTAATGTCTTTAATGTCAATTGCGGCGAAGATCAAATAGGCGGCATTTGGACCGTTGTGACAGGCGGAACAGGTTCAACTTGTTATGAAGTTGCCGGATGGCAATTTATTAATTTTAATACTGTTTGGGCTGGTGCGGATATTCCGCTTCATATTTTAAAAAATCCTTATTGGGTTTATAACGATCATTTTCATTTTACAAACATGGTGCTTACCGGCACCGCAAACATAGGATTGTTTCAACTTGTTCAAGTCGATCCCGGTGCTGTGTTTAGCAACATGACTTGGGATGGATATCAAAGCTGGAATAACGGTTCTACCGGTTTCTTCTATGATGGTTCAACGGCATGGGTTAATAACGTTTACGAAATTGTCGCGGGCGGCACAAATTACGCCGTTGGTGATACCGTTACGCTTGCACCGGGGGCCGGGGGAAGCTGTACCGTTAACCCGAAGGTGTTGATTACAGCTATATCCGGTGGCGCGGTCACTTCGGCGTCGGTTATGTCAAATTTTGCCGGAACGTGTACGGCGCAACCTACCGGGGATTTATGGACACAGGTCGCGACAAGCGGTTCTGGAACCGGCTTGCAAGTCCATATGTATGCAAGCGGTAGTTTCAACGTCAAGTTTTCCAATATTCGTATTGAGCAAGGCGGCGGTACACCGTCAAGCTGGTGGAGCATTCAATTTGCCCCGCGAGTGTCTAGCAATAACATTGTCATTGATAATAGCGTACTCGATGGATTGCGCGGTGGCATTTTATTAACGCACGTCAATGGTGCCACGATTAGCAACAATACGAGTTTAGGGGGCAGCACTGTTCCAGTAACTTTGATAAATGCTTTAGCGGCGACTGGAAACGATGATATTTTATTGCTCGGCAACCGTTGGTACGGAACTTCAAATTATTCATCGTCTTTCGGCACACTTAATAAAGTGTGGGGGATACCGTCAGGAGTAAGCGGCGTAACTACTCCGGTTAGCGCATATTATAATTCTGCGTACAAAGGTGCTCAAAGCGTTGCTATTAACGCCGATGTTTTATTAAACAACGTTTCGACTTATTTCGATGGTCCTAGCGTAACTGTCGGCACACAACCTGCGACTT